ATGCTGCCAGACCTCTCCGGCGTGTGGCGGCAAACCACCAATCTGTTTAACGGCCTAGGCAACAGCGCCCGCCGTGCACCCGGCGCGGTCGGCAATATCGTCGGCGGCCGCGTCGCCAAAGGCTTTTCCATCGGTGGCTACACTGGCGCGGGCGGCATCAACCAAATTGCCGGCCTGGTGCATCGTGGTGAGGTAGTATTTTCCCAAGCCGACGTGCGTCGCTTTGGCGGTTGGCGCGCTGTAGAAGCCTTGCGCACCGGTGGCCTGCGTGCCCTGCAGTCTTTAGGTGGCGGCAATGCCAGCCCAGCGCCTGCTTTGGCTGGCGCCGGCGGCGTTACTATTAACGTCTATGCCGCCCCAGGCCAAGACGAGCGCAGCATCGCCCGTGCCGTGGCCGCCGAATTGGATAAACGCCAAGCCCAGGCTGCCCGCCGCGCTAACTCACGCTACCAAGACAAGGATTAACCCATGCCCCTCGCCACCCTCGGCTTTTTCGTATTCCACACCGCCACCATCCCCTACCACGGCATCGACCGCAGCCAAAGCTGGCGGCATCCGCACAAAAGCATTGTCGGCAACGACAGCCCGCCGCCATCGCAATACACCGGCAAAGAGCCGGACACCATCACTATTCAGGCCGAACTGCGCCCGGAAGTTACTGGCGGCGATATGAGCATCAACCTGCTGCGCAGCATGGCCGATGGTGGCAAGCCGTGGCCGCTCATCCTCGGCACCGGCCAACTGCTCGGTAGCTACGTCATCACCGATATTCAAGATAAGCAAAGCCAGCTGATGTATGACGGCAAAGCACGCGCCATCAGCTTTAGCATGAGCCTGAAAAAAGTAGCCGACCACGCCTTCGGCTTGGAAGGTGAAGCGCTCGGCCTTGCCGTCGGCATGGTGCGCAGTTTGGTAGGAGTGTAGTCATGAGCCTGCTCGACACCGTGGCAGAAACCGTCAACAAAGTATTTGCCACCCTCACCGACAGCGGCGGCCGCCACCTCACACCCATTGCCCGCCTCACCATCAACGGCCAGCCATTCGGCAGTGCTACCTCCGCCCGCATCGTCAGTATCGACCTTACGGACAAGCGTGGCTTCGAGGCCGACGAACTCACCATCGAGCTTGACGACTATGATGGCGCCATCGCCATCCCTAGTCCGGGCAGTAAAATCACCCTGCATCTCGGCTATCAGGAAACCGGCATTGTTGATAAAGGCGAGTATCTATTTTCCGAGTTCACTCACACCGGCGCCCCCGACCGCCTAAACATCACCGCCCGCGCCGCCGACCTTGCCGAAACCCTTGCCCAGCAGAAAGAGCGCAGCTGGCACAAAAAAACGCTCTATCAAATCGTCGAAGCCATCGCCAAAGAGCACCGCTATCAATACCGCATTGCCGAGCAATACAAGCAGGAAACCATCGCCCATATCGACCAAACCAACGAAAGCGATGCCAGCTTCCTTTCCCGTCTCGCCGAGCGCTACGATGCCATCGCCACCGTCAAAGCCGGCCGCTTGCTGTTTATCCCAGCCGGTGAGGCGCAAACCGCCGGCGGTGCGCCCATCCCGCCGCTCACCATCACCCGTGCCAGCGGCGACAATCACAGCTTTAACTACTCGGCCACCAACGCCTACAATGCCGTCCGCGCCTACTACACCGACAAACGCACCGGCCGCCGCAAAGAGGTCGTTATCAACAAAGACAACCTCGAGCCCCAGCGCAAAACCGAAACCCGCAAAACCCGCCGCCGGCGCAGAAACAGCAGCCACACCATCACCCGCACCGTTGAAACCACCCGCCGCATCAACACCGACGGCCTCAAAATCAAAACCCTGCGCCATCTATACGCCAGCGAGCAAACCGCCCTCACCGGCGCCCGCGCCGCTTTCCGCCGCCTTTTGCGCGGTGCCGCCCAATTCAGCCTAACCCTGGCCGTCGGCCGCCCCGACCTCACACCGGAAACACCCGTCAGCGTTTCCGGCTTTAAGCCCGAAATCGACAGCCAGCAATGGCTCATCAAAGAAATCAGCCACCGCCTCGACAGCAGTGGCTACAGCTGCGGCATCCAGCTCGAGGGGCAAATCAACCTAGACGAACCGGCAAATGGCGGGGAGAAACCAACACCCAGCAAAAAGGCTACCTGAAAATTTCAGGTAGCCTGAGCTATGCCTAGCAAATACTCTCACACGGTATCCCATCATTATCCCCATCCAACCGCCGCACACCGCATTGCCGCAAATAAAACATCGCTTCTGCACAACTATTCATCTCTCTGCAGAAACGTTTGCTGCCGCAGCTAAAACCGCGCGCATTCCGTTCCTGCGCTAAGCGCCCGCTGCGCTGTTGATGCGGCTCGGCTGTCGGTAGTGTGGCAACCTGTTCCCGCTGTGGTCGCACACCTCGCCGCCAGTCGCTCGGGTAGATGTAACCGTTTTCACTCCATAGCCCGAGATTTTCCCGCGTCGCCTCATCCTGCATCTCTTGATAAGCCGTATTCGTCATGTATTCTTTATATGCCCAAGCCATACCGGCTTGCACCATCAGCATATTGATATTTTGCCCACTCTCGTCGTACACCTCGGCCAGCGTTCGCCCATAGCGGTCAAATCCACTTTCCTCAAGCCGTACCGTCTGCCCGTAGATATATTCGGAGAGTGTTGATTTGGCTTTTTGTCCGAAAGGCTGCCCTTTCTCTGGAGCATCAATTTGCGCCATCCGCACCGTGACTTGCCGCCGCCCATTAGTCAGGCAAGTAAACGTATCCCCATCCTTAATTCCAACCACTCGGCAGGTATGTTCTGCTGCCGGGCTGTTCTCGCTGGCGGCAGTCTCTGCCGTCTGCTGTGCCACATTTTGAGTCGTTGCGCTCGCCGTGCTGGCAATTTCTGCCGCTGGTCGAGTATCAGCCGCCGCCATCAACCCTACCACCGCCGCAGAAGCAGGCTGGCTGGCAGGAGCAGCATCGGCATAATTGGGCTGGGGAGTAGAGACTGCTTCGGTGTTGGGTGTAGTCGGCATCAAAAGTGCGCCAACAAACAAAGAGCAAAATGCAGAAAGAAAAAATCCGAGAAAGAGAGAAGAGCGGCTGAATCCTTTACCGCTTCTTGAAAATCGGGCAAACAGCCCAGGAAAAACCAACCCGACTACCGAGCAAATCAATAACAACAAACTGGATAGAATCAATACTCCGCCAATTGCGGCAGAGAAAGAGGCCGCCGACGTAATAGCCACGCCGTAGAACATTGCCACAACTGATGCCGCATTAAACCCAAGAAACAGCAAAAACCGGTTATAAACTTTGCCGGTTTTAGAAAAACGGACAAACCATCCCGGGGAAACCAGCCCCACCAGCGCGGCAATCGATAATACAAATGCCGCCAGCATAAACAGCCCGCCGAAAACCATCATCTTTTCTCCTCGTTGTTTTAATTATGACTGCCGATTTCTAAATGCCTGAATACTCTCCGCCACCAAATACCACACAAACAACATCAACCAAATCAGCGGCGCAAATATCAGTAACAACAGCGGCCAGCCCTTTTGCGCCGCCCGCTCTGCCGGAATGGTGGTGCGGTGATAAATCTTGTTATACATCGCCCGCTTCGGGTTGCTAACCATCCCTAATCCGCGCGGCATTTTTATGCCTAACTTGTGCCGCACCATACGCTTGAGCGACGTGCGCGCCGCAATCCGGCGCTTGAGCGATGGCGTGCGGATGCCGAATTTCATGGTGCATCAACGGCGGCGATGCTGGCGCGGCTTACGCTGCGGCGTTGCCTGCTGCTGGCGACTGTTGTTTGCCTGTGCGCGGGTTGCCGGGCGGTCGTAGCCAACACACATCCGCCGCGATTGACTGATGCTGCCGTCTCGACACACAAACTTACTGCCCGAACAGTAAGCAATCCCGCCCTTGCGCCCACTGCACGGCTCACGCCCGCGCGCATCGGCAGAAACAGAAATAGCCAGCAAGCAGCCGGCTATCACAGCAAAAACAGTTTTATTCATTTTCGCTCTCTCACTTTGTCAAAGTAATCACACCACTCTACCAATTTTGGTATGACAAAAACCGATAATCGCAAAATCATCCGGTGGTGTGTTCGGATCAACATATTCCGTTTCGTAAATCGGGTTGTCGCTGCTGATGCGCAACCGCCCGTCGGCCAGCCATTGCAGCCGCTTAATGCGCAACGCACCATTCAAGCGCAGCACGAATACGCCGTCGCCGCGCTGATGTGTCAGGTCAACGAGCACGATGTCGCTGGTTTTCAGGCCGGGGCTCATGCTGTCGCCTTCAATCGGCAGACAGGCCAGCTGGCCGGCAATTAGATCCTCACGCTCCAGCCACTCCGCATCAAACGGTATCTGCTGAATGACATTTTCGGCGTCAAAAAAACTACCATGCCCAGCGCTCACCGGCACGTCATACAACGGCACCAATACAACGCTAGGGGTAGCTTTGCCTGCAGCTGTGTTTTTATCTGATTCACCTTTGCCAAGAATTAACCAATCCAGTGAAACGCCAGTCTGTTCAGCAATCTTTATACATTGTTCAAGTGGCACAACACCCCGCTGTTTGTAACCTACAACGGTTGATGCGTTTATGCCTAATTTATGAGCAAAGTCTTTATCACTTGATGCGGACAATGCTAATTTTGCGCGTTCTAGCATGGTTAAAAGCAAATTTAAATTACCTTTCAAAACAACAATAAATTGCTAAAGGCTAATTAAATTGCGTTTTGGCTGTTTACAAATTTGCTAATAGGCAATATAGTGCGCATCACCACAACGCGAAACCATAACGCCTATTAGGCGAGAAAGGCAATTATAAAATGAACCGCCAAAATGTCAAACCGGAGCCGACTAGGCGCCGTCGCAATAACAGCCCGATTATTCAGGCTGTAATCAACAACCCCGAAGACTTAGCACTTATCAAGCAGGCTGCCGCTATTAACGGTGCCGCCGTCTCGGGTTTTGTCCGCACTGCCGCCGTTAAGGCTGCCCGCCAAGTAGTGGCTGCCGAATCGGTAACTGCATCCTAAGCCCTTTCAGGCTACCTGAACACCAAGACACGAAAGGGCTAATCATGGCAAAAATCCAATACAGCAAAAAACTGCGCCGCCTCAAAATGCGCCTGCAGAGACTCAATCAGCGCATCGCCGAAGCCTATAAGGCCGCGCCCGATGAAATCATCAGCACCCCGTTTGATTGTGCAGCTTCAGCCGCGAATCCAGCGTTGCCAACGCTTCCTCAATCACCTGCTGCGCCTCTTCCGGATCCGGGCTGCACAGCATCAGTCCAAGCGTCTGTTCCTCCACAACCAGCTCCGCAATCCGATCTCGAATGCCAGCTTTATCGCCGTTGCATCCAGCTAAAAAGCTACGCAGCAAAGCAGCAATTAGCAGTTCTTGAGCGTCGAGTTCTTTCTCTGCACGGCTCAATCGTGATGATGTTGCGCGGAGCATCTTCTCAAGCTCGTCGTAAGATAGTTTCTGATTCATTTTTGAGATCCAGTTATTTTGATAATTGGTTAGCAAAGCAAGAAGAGCTTATCACGGATTTAGATCAACTGCTGAAAGGGATGACTGATGACGCCTAACCCCATCAATCAAGCCATCCGCACGATGGCACAGTCGCCCAACGGCGGCTACGCCGCCAGCGCCGCCATGCTCGGCATGACTACTGCCGCACTGGAAAACCGACTCTACGAAGTCAAAGGCCAGCGCATCGGTATCGCCGAAGCCATGCTGCTGCAACGCCTCACCGACCGCACCGATTTTGCCGCCGCCGTGGCTGCCGAAAGCGGCGGGGTATTTGTACCGGTGCCGGAAATGGATGCGGCCGCCCTGCTCGGCGAAGACATCCGCGACCACCTGCACGGCGCGGTTGAAGAGCTCGGCCAGCTGTTCGTGCAATGGCGCGAATCCACTGCCGACGGCTTTTTAAGCCGCTCCGAAAGTGCCGAGCTGTGGGCGCAGGTGCGCAGCGTGGTAAACCGCCTGGTATCTGTGGCCGCCCTCACCGACCGCATCTATGGGGATTTTTCAGATGCCGCTGAAAAACCGTAACCAACACGAGCCGGGCAAATTCCGCGTTCAGGTAGCCTGCCCCAACTGCGGCCACCGCTGCCTAGTGCGCGGTAGCAGCAAGCCGAGCCAGCTCACGCGCCAATATTATGTTTGGTGCACCAATCACCTTTGCGGCTGGCGTGGTTTGGGTATGTTTGAAATCATCAAAACCACCCATGAGCCGCCCACCCCGCTGCGCCACGGCACGCTACCTGAAACAGTAGATGCCAGCTTTTTCATCAATCCCCCGCCCGTAGAAGACCAATTATTTTAAGCCTGCCGCTGCCGCTTGCTGCGTGCAGCAGGGTTTTTGCCGCCCTAAAAAAGGGAAAGGAAAAATAAAATGCAATCAATTCAGCAATTTGAAAAACCGCGCCCCGCTGGTTATACGCAAGCCGCTTGGGATTGCCGTAATCAGATGTTGGCTAAATTAGCCGAACATGTGCCCATGCAAACCGCCGCCCCGCGCCAGCCGATGGTGCACGAATTGCCGGCCAACCAAATCGCCAGCCGCCTGCTCACCCCGAAGCAGGCAGAAGGGGTGGAAATTGTGCAAAAGCTGTGCGGCCACATCCACCGCGCTACCGCCCAAATCAACACCACCCTCATCACCTACGAGCTGCCGGTGGGCACGCTCTGCCTGCCGGAGGTAGCCAATCTGTTGTGGCAGCTGGACGAGTGCATCATCGCCGCCCGTGCCGCCGCCCGCCGCCTCGGTATCCGCGCCGTGCAGCCGCAAGTGCGCCTCACCGCTACGCCGCTCAAGCTCGCCACGCCAAACAGACAAAGGGAGGCTGCCTGATGAATGCCAGCCAACAGCAAGCCGTGATCCGTCTCGGCAACCGCCTCTACCGCGATGCCATTGCAGCCGCCAATGCCGCTCTGTCTGATGGCGTAAGCGGCCACCTTGCCACCGCCGCCTATAACCAGCTCGCCGGTGTGTGGGAAACCATGCAGGCCGTGCACAGCCCGGACAGTACCGCCGCCGACCACATTAGCTACCTCATCGACCAGCTTAATCAACGCCAAGGAAACCGTAATTATGATTAGCCCTACTCCCGATTTTCAGGTAGCCAAAATGATTCAAGCCAACGCCGCTGAAAGCATCCGCCGCGTGTATGCGCAAGCTGATGGCGCCTGTGCACTATATGAACCGCTGCAGCAGCTTGCCGACTGCCTGCACTCTGCCGGGGTGTCGTTTCAAATGGGCTGCTTTGCCGATTACAGCACCATTACCCTGCTATTCGATATTGAAACAGTGGAGCAAGACGTTCGCGTCGACCGCGCCGTGCAAGAGTTTATTGAGGAGAGTGGCTGGGAGCTGCGCCGTAGCGAACCAAAAGAGCCGAACGGGTACGACATCACATTGATTTATGTTTGGCTGCGTCATCCGAGCAAACTGTCAGAAGCCATCAACCTAGAACTTCGCTACTTAGGAGAAAACCATGTCTAAAGCTGCCGCCATATTGCTTGGCATCATCATCGGTATACCGGCTGGCGAATACATCAACGATACCTATCGCGCCAACCAGCAAGCCGCCATGCAGGCCGAGCTGGACAACGCCGAACGCCGCGCCGGCCTGTATTTCCAAGTAAACCAAGATTTGCAGCACCAAATCACCGCTGCCGATCTTGCCACCGAGCAAGCCCGTGCCGATTGCCGCACCCGCCGCCAGGCTGCCGCCTTGGCCGACGCTACCAGCCGCGATCCGATGGCTGGGGTAGTTCTGGAACCAGTAGGAGGTGGCCAATGAATATCCACATCCGTACCTGCGTTTATCACGATTCAAGCAGTAAAGGCCTCAAACACGGTATCAAACATAAGCGGCATGACTGCTGGCGCGGCGAAATCAGCATTTGGCAGCACGATACCGACGGCAAATTACAGCGCATCCGCCGCATCCGAAAACGTTTTCCTACCCCAGAGCAAGCCAGAGAATGGACAAAATCCAATGACCTTTCAAGAGCACAACAACCGTAAAAACGCCGACAAATTCGCCGAATACATCACCGGTGAAACCCTGCGCCGCTTCGTGGCTGATACCGTGCGGCGCTTTGCCGGAGACCATCCTTCCGTGTTGGACGGTGCGGCCGGCAGCGGCCAGCTCGAGCAGTTCGTGCAGCCGTCTGAGTTTGAGGCAGTTGAAATCCAGGAGTCCGCCTGCCAAGCCCTCCGGCAGAATTATCCGCATGCCGCCGTCAGCCATACCAGCTTTTTCCTGTACCGGCCGCAGCGCGAGATGGACTGCGCCATCATGAATCCGCCGTTTTCGCTCAAGTTCAAAGACCTGCCAGACAGCGAAAAACTGGCGGTGCAGCAGCTGTTCCCGTGGAAAAAGTCCGGCTGCCTAGACGACATCTTCATTCTTAAATCTCTGCAGCAAGTGCGCCGTTTCAGCTTTCAGGTAGCCTTTCCAGGTATTGCCTATCGTGCCGCCGAAGCGCGGATGCGGCAAACCGTCGGCTGTCGTCTGGCCGAACTGTGGACAGTCGAGAACGCCTTTGAAGACACGAAAATCAACGTACTCTTTATTGTCATCGACAAGCAAAAAGACACCCCTGAATACCGCAGCGGCGTGTATGACTGCACCGCCGCGCAAATCGTTTGTGAGCAGCGCGAAAGCTTGGACGAGGCCTGCAATTGGCCGTTGCCGCGCCGCCCCGTTGAAGCTGAAGCCAAGATGAGCGAGGCCGCCATTGACGCGCTGAATCAAGCCGTGCTGCAGAGCGACATCAAACGGCTGGAAAACAGCTTGGAATGGCAGCTGAGCCTTATCAGCCTGTTCGGTGCCGCCATCGACTTTTTGCATATGCTGGCCGAAATCCGCCGACTGTGCAACCAATATGAAGAACGTTTTTATGCAATCAAATCATAAGTAATGGGAGTAGAGGAATGAGTCAAACCTGCCGCACTTGCCGCCATTGGCAAACCAGTCAAGCCGGAAAAGATGGCGAACCAAAACCAGCGCCCATGCTGCGCCACGGTTTTGCCGCCTGTACGCAAGGCGAATGTTTCAACTTCCTGCCATCTCACCGCCCAGCCTGCGGCAAATACCAAGCCATCAGCCAAGCCGCCCGGCGCCGCCGCGAAGAAGTAATGGCAGATCTAGAGCTAAAAAATTCAGGCTACCTGAAAAAATGAACTCACCACCCATCCCGCCTTTCGGCAACAACCTAGTTATCTGCACCAGCAGCACGCCAGCCGGATTTTCCTGCCTGATAACCGACCAAATCCCAGATTTAAACATCGTTCCGTCCGCGCAGTGTTTCCCTATGTTTATTTATGAGTGGATAGATGAAAACGAGCCTAAACAACAGGAGCTATTTTGATGAACCTCCAAGACATTCTGGCCAAACTGTTTGAAAAGCATAAGGTGCTGATAAACGAGAAAGTGATGCACCGCGAGCCTGCTCTGGCCGAGGGTGGCTTCATGTATCAATACGCCTGCCTCGACACGCTGGCTGAAATTGCCGAGCAGGCCGGATTTCCAGACCTCGCCAAAGATATTGACTATGCAGTGATTGCAGCCGATGTGCGCCGCAAACAGCGTGGTTTGCACAAATGCACCTGCCGCCGCACCGATTTATTCGACAATCAAAAGAAGGCTACCTGAAGGTGATGCGTTGGATAGGCCAGCGCATCCGGCAATTAATCCCAAGCAATCCAAATTAAGGAGCAATCATGATCCAAACATTCCAGCAAATCCGCGAATGGGCAGAAGCCCGCAACCTTATCAACGGCAGCGACAGCTTCCGCCAACTCGCCAAGCTTACAGAGGAGACAGGCGAGCTGGCCGCTGATATTTCCAAATGCCGACAGCGCGCCAAGATAGCCGACAGCATCGGTGATTGCGTGGTAGTGCTCACCATCCTTGCTGCCCAGCAAGGGTTGAAAATCGAGGATTGCATCGCGCAGGCCCATGAAGAGATTAAAGACCGCCGAGGGGTAATGCGGGATGGTGTGTTTGTGAAAGAAGAGGATATGCAATGAGTGTAAAAGAGCAAACCAAACAAGCCGCACTCGAATTTATCAGGCTACCTGAAAATCACAGCGGCATTACTATCAGCAAACTCCAACGTGCTCTGCGCATCGGCTATGCCGAAGCTGCTTCAATTTTGGATGAGTTGGAGGATGAGGGTGTGGTTTCGTGCACAGATATAGATTTCCGCCGCCACCTGATAACCAAAGAGGCTACCTGAAAATCCGCAACTACTAACCTGCAACCAACCGCCACCATCCGTCATGCTCACCCAAGTTACCCCGTTTGCCCAGGAATTTTTAGACAAGATGCCAGCCGCCATCGCCGAGATGGCGCGGCAGCGTTGGCTGAAGATTGCAAACGTGAAACCGGTGTGCAAACCCCATGCGCTGCAATATGAGTACAGCGACAGCGCGGCCAACTTATGGCTCTGTGAATTTGCTCGCCCGTTTATGTGGAATCCGCTGCCGCTGGATTTAAACGCATCAGACGACGACATTCGCAGCTATGCCGACAAGCAGGCTGCTTTGTTCCGCAGCCGCGCTATGTATGGCATGAATGTGTTGAAACAGCTCAAGTTGGCAGAGGAGCAGGGATTGGATGATTGGAAAAGCCGCTTTGCCGAGCAAATCAAAGCCAACAACTGGGAGGCGATTACTCTGCGCCTGCAAGATGCTCGCTGGTGGCGTCGTTTCCTGCGCCGTGCCATCGGCCGCCGCCTAGAAACCCTGCTGCGCAAAGACTTCAACCTTATCCACCGCCGCCATTGGCTCTATGTTTCTGCGCCATCGCTGCAGCGCCGCCGCCAGCAAAAACACCGCAACCGCATGATGCTCGAATCGCTGCAGATGGTGAATGAGCTGGGGCAAACCTTCACGCTGGCCGAGCTAGTGGAAAAATCCAATGCCAACCCAGCTATCCGCCGCGCCGAGCTGATGACCCGCATTGCCGGTTTTGAATACATCGCCCGCGAAACGGGACACATCGGCGAATTTATCACCTTAACCTGCCCCAGCCGATTTCATGCGGCGCATCATGTTTCAGGTAGTCAAAACAGCAAATACGACGGCAGTACGCCAGCCGAAGCGCAAGCCTACCTGCAAAAAGTGTGGGGGCGCATCCAAGCCTCGCTGCAGCGCCAAGAGATTGCTGTGTACGGCTTTCGCGTGGCCGAGCCTCACCACGACGGCACGCCGCATTGGCACGGCTTGTTTTTTATGCCGAAAGAGCACCGCCAAGCCTTCCGCCGCACCGTTGCCCGCTACGCCTGCCGCGACAGCCGCGAAGAGCTGGGATTAGATTACTTTGAGACCAAGGCCGCAGCCATCGAGCAGGCTAAATTGATTCAAGCCACCCAGCGCCGCCGTGCTATTGAGCATGGCGGTCATGTGTCTAGCATTAAGTCGCTGCTGGCCGATATGCAGACCGAAGCCGGTTTTTGGGCGGCGGCCGACTACCGAGCCTTTCGGCAGGTGGATGCCCGCGTTAATTTTAAAGCCATCGATTGGCGGCGCGGCACGGCAGCGGGCTACATTGCCAAATACATTGCCAAAAATATCGACGGCAAAAACACGCTGGGCGACAGCGTGGGCATCGACTACGAAGCCGATGGCCGCAACGTGGTGGAAACTGCCGAGCTGGTGGATGCTTGGGCATCACTGCACGGCATCCGCCAGTTCCAGCAAATCGGCGGTGCTCCCGTTACCACTTGGCGCGAGCTGCGCCGCGAGGGCATGACTGCGGGCGACTACAACGACACGATTGTCCGCGCTGCGCTGGCCGCCGATGCTGGCGACTGGGGAAAATTTACGATGATTATGGGTGGCGCTACCGCCAGCCGTTCTGCCCGCCCTATCCGCCTCTACAAAGAAGACCCGAAAGAACTTAACCGATACCAAGAGCCGCGCCCGCCAATGATTCGCGGGGTGTTTGAGCCGGAAACGGGGCTTGTGAAAATTAGCCGCATCCACGAATGGCAGATGCTACAGGGCGGCAAAGCCGCCCCTTGGACTGGTGTCAATAACTCTACGAAATCGAAAAAAGTGGGAGAAGTAGCTGATTTTGAATTAGAAGATGATAAGGTTTTTGGGGAAAATCCATATCGCGGTATGGAGCCGCCGCGTTGCCACATCCCGCTACTGCGTGAAGAGATACTGCAACAGATAGATCGGGTGCTGGAAAGCGAAGCGCCTGCGATTATTAAAGAGCGTGAAATCACCATTTTGCACGGGGCGCTGAATGATTTAACTGCCAAGCCCGCCATTAACAGCCGCGAAGCTGCCGCTCAAGTTGCCGCAGCCCGTGCCGCCGCCGAGCAAACCCGGGCCCAATCCGATGCTACGCGCGAATACAAACACCACCTGCACCACCTCGACCGCCTTTCACCACCGGCCAACAGGCTACCTGAAACCGAGATTGACCTAACCCCATTTAAAACCCCGCATCGCCGCTGGCCGGCACCAAAACGCCACGATACCGCTGAAAGCGTGATGGCCGAGCTCGACACCCTGCTCGCCCGTCTCGAAACCGAACATGATGCGCTCTACATCGTGCATTGATTGTGGCTGGTTTCAGGCTACCTGAAAACCATGATTTAGCCGCCGCGCCCTTGGGTACGGCGGCCACCGGAGAAAATTAAGATGAGCGAAATGTTTTTAACTAGGGATGAGGTTGCCAGCCTCACCGCCTACAAGCGCTACGGGAAGCAATGCGACGTACTGCGCCAAATGGGCATCCCATTTATTATCAATCCAACCGGCCGCCCCATTGTCGTGCGCGCCGTGCTCGAGGGCAGGCCGGAGCAAGCTGCCAGCCCGCGCCGAAGATGGCAGAGTAGCAAAGCAAAACCAAATTAAACCATTATGAAACAGGCAATAAGAAATCTGCCCATGAGAATGCGGCAAAAGAAAACCAGTAGCGGCAAGGTGTATTTTTACTATGACACCTGCGCCAAGCCACGCAAGTGGCTGCCACTCGGATCGGACTTTTTCGAAGCCTTGCGCAAGTATGCCGACTACGAGCAGGAATACAGCCAAGAGCTGACCGCCCGTATTGAGCGCGAGGCCACTTTCCGGGTGGTAGCCGAGCGTTATGTGCGCACTGTACTGCCAACGTTGTCACCCAGGACGCAGTCGGATTACCTGTATCAGCTCAAATTTTTGTACGAGTATTTTGACGGCGATAACCCCGCGCCGATTAACCAAATTTTGAGTGTGGACATCTACGAATATTTGGAATGGCGGCAGGCGGCCAAAATCCGTGCCAATCGCGAAATCGCGCTGTTTAGCGTTATCTTTAATTGGGCGCGGAAATGGGGCTACACCAACAATGAAAACCCATGCCGTGGCGTGAATAAATACCAAGAGACCGGTCGCCATGTGTACATCACGGATGAGCAATATTGGAGGCTGTACGAGTGCGCCGAGCGGCATCTGCAACTGTTGATGCTGGTTGCATATTTTATCGGCCAGCGTGTGGCCGATTGCCTGAAAATACGCACCACAGATATTAAAGATGGGGAGCTGTGGATTGAGCAAAACAAGGTGCAAACCAAAGTCCGCATCAAACTCACCGGCGAGTTGGCAGAGGTGCTGGACTTGATTTTGCGGGAGAGGGGCGAGCAGAAACACGATTACTTATTTGTCTCGCTCGGCCGCCAGCGCCATCGCGGCCAGCCGATGACCTATGCCATGCTGCGCGGCGCAATGGATAGGGCCCGCGAAAAAGCTGGAATCGAAAAGGCAGCCTTCCAGTTCCGCGACCTCCGCGCCAAGGCAGCCACCGACACCGACGATGCCGTCGGCATCGAAGCCGCCCGCGTGCTGCTCGGCCACACTACTCAAAACATGACCAAGCGCTACATCCGCAACCGAAAAGGCCACCTCTCCGAGCCGGCCGTCAAGTTAAATAAAAACCGTCAGGCTACCTGA